CAAACCTTTCAAGCTGTCAACAATAGTTGCAGATGTGAATGGCTCAACAATACAGCTTCTACGACCATCACGTGGTGCGCCTTCAGAATCAAGGTAAGCAGCAGCAGTCAGGTAAGTAATCAAACCGGTTGGCGCAGTACCAGCGGTACCAACGATGTTAGCGGTATTGTTCTTAGCCATGTATAGACCATCACGGTCGATTTTGTTAGCAATAGCGGCAACTGCTGGTTTCAACACACGGTCACTAAACATATCCAGGCTTAATGCTAAGTCTTGGGTAGTAAATTGGGTGTCCACGTGAAATTGTGTTGTCAATGTAACAGGTACAGAAGTTTCATTGAAATCTTCAACGTTCAATGCTGGACCAGTTGTACCAATGAAACGACCTGGACGGCGAACGTTAACGGTTGCGCCAATTTTTCCACCAACGACAGCGAACTGATCATCATAATTGCGGTCAACTTCGGAAGTGAAAGTTAATTCGTTTTCGAGGACCATTAGGGCCTCATTAGTAATTTTTGAAATCGTTAATAAATTATTTGCCATGATGCTTATTCCTTTAAGGATAAATTAAATTGTTACCTTAACGAATCTTTCCAGCTTTGCGGGCGGCTCTGTAAGCTTGATACTCAAGTTGTTCACCATCTGTATATACGCTTTGACTGCCAGTCCCACGAATAGGATTAATCGGTTTCGGTGCATTAGACTTCACCGCAACAGGCTTACTCTTAGCTGGTTCTTCATCTTTCGATTCAAACTTCGCTTCCAACTTACCAATCATTTTCAAAGCTTGTGCAGTAGATAGGTTAGCAATCTTGGCGCCCAATTCATCATCTGAAGCTAATTCATACAATATTCTTGGACCAACATCACTTTCCAAAATTGCATCACGTACTGCGTCACTAACAGCAACGGTTGATGATGCAACCATTTCTTCGTAATCAGGTAATTCAGCTTTAGTTGCATCAAGCTTTTGTTGCCAAGTTTTTAATACAGCCTGTTCTTTAGCTTGTTGCTCTTGTTGCTTTACTTCCCTATCACGTCTTGCTACTGCTTCGTTTGCTGACCATTCGGCTAATGCTTCAGCGTATTTAAACGCATCTGCGTAGTCGTCTGGCTGTGGCTTTGTATTGACATCATTCGTTTTCTTATTCGATTGTTGTCCTTCTAAAGCTTGCAAACGTGCTTCCAAAGCTTCCCTAGCGGCACGTTCTGATGCGGCTTGTTCTTCTGCCACCTTACGTGCTTTGGTCAACTCTGAAAACCGCTTTTCCAACTTGGGGTTGGGTTTTCGTTCCTCTGTTTCGGTCGTTTCCTGTTCAGTTTCTAATGGTTCACTCTGACTTACTTCGGCTACTGGCTCTGAAGGAGTTTCCTCAACTTCAGCCGCAGTTGGAGCCGCTTCGGTAGCTAAACCTAACTTATTAACGTTCCATTCAACTAAATTTTCACTTGTTACTACGTTTGTTGCCAAACGTTCTGCTACTTGTGCATCTGCCATGAGTATTCCTCAAGATTTGACCCGCTGAACCCAACGGTAGGTTGTTACTATATTACAACACTTTATTGCGTTTGTGCAACATTTCCTTGGTCTAATCCGACATTTGCTTGATTTGCAAATCCGTATTGTTCCTGATTTCTTGCGGCAATTTCTTTTTCCAATTTTTTGGTGTCCATGTGATGCAAGATTAACTCCATTAGGGCATCAATTTCCATTTTGTTTTGGCTTGTAATAGACCGGGTGTTCTGGTCATTGACTTTTACCCTAGCATTAAGCATGGCTCTTTGGTCCTCATGAACTTGTTTAACCTGTTCAATGTCTTGGCGCTGTTTAATCATCATCTGTAACTGCTGATTTTGCTGGCCCATTTGTTGCATTGCAGCTTGCATTTGCTGAATTTGCATTTGAACTTGTGGCGGAATCTTGGAATTGTCATCAATTTTGGCTAATGGATTAACAGAAGCTAAACGGTCTGCAATAACTTCAGCACCTGGGAAATCCATGTTACGGAATACCAAATCACCGATTTGACCAAACAAATTAGGGTTAGCAGTTAAAGCTGCCATCATAGATTCCACGGCTTCTTGGCGCTTAGTGCTGTAGCCAGGGCCGGTATCCATCACAATGTCATATTCACCAACGGTAACGTCATTTAAAACTCTGTCAACGCCGGTTTCGTCCTGACCTTTTTGATTAATAGTGATGACTTTAGGCTTGCCGTCATCCCCAATAATCCGCATTACTCGTTCTTTGTCATAAATTTTAGGAATCAGGTCAAGAATAATGCGTCCAGTATGGGCAATAGAACGTGTCAAATTGTCGTAATAATGGAAATTAGTCATGTCCACTTGCATTTGCTGACCTTGCAAGGCTTTTCCTGACACATTGCCTTGTGGAAGCTGACTTGGGTCATAAATACCGACTACAGCCATTAAGTCTGCATTAATTCCCGCCGCCGCTGACATAATTCCCGCTGGCGGTTGTTCCGGTGCTTGGCGGATGGGGGGTGGTGCCGGCTGGCCATCGGTATCTGTTTGCTTATACCGTAAATAAGCCATAGTTTTAGTGTTGGATTGTGCCCATTCGTTTTCATGGCCTTCGTCCTGTCCTTCAGCCATAATCCATTTTGCTTTGGGCGCCAAGGCAACGGATTCTGTAATGGATGTAACCCAAAAGTTATACATTCTTTGGGGGTCTTTTGCCATTCGTACCAAGCCAAATTTTTTACGCTTGCCTTCAATGACTAATTGTTGACCATAGGTAGGAATAACTGGAATGTGTTTACCAATCCAGCGACCTTCTTCAAGGATTTGCATAGCTGTTAGCTTGCACCAATGGATTTCTTTACGCCATGATGTACGTCTGGACACTTCATAAATACCAGCGGCTTCCAATAATTTGGGGTCTGGCATTTCATCTTCATAAACGTGAGAACCATCAGATAGCAAAATTAATTCGGTGTTAACAATCTTGGTATAAAAGTATTCAGCAAGACGAATATCTTCTTTCATTACCCATTCTGCATCGCTGTCACCCGTACCACGTTGGCTAAATCCGCTTCCATCTTCGGCGCCTGGGTACATAGCTCTAAAGTTTTCTTTAGGGATTACCGTTGTGATTAACACTTTTTCAGCATCTGAACCGTCAGGTAGCACCGAGTTAGGGTCAAAATATACGGTAAAGGGGTTGTCAATCGTATCAATGTAGATTTCTTGGTCAAATGAACGTTCGTTAACGTAACGTGTGTTTACACGCCAATATCCCCAACCCATACGCACGGCTGATTCATAAGCGGTATCGTAGGCGTGGTCTGCATTGGATTGATTTTCAATATGGCGGCAGATACCAGTAATGATTTCTGCCATTTGTTCGTCAGATTCATGGTTCATGCCATGAGCCTTCATTCTAGGGCGCTGCTGACGTTGTTGATTGCATAGCTGGCGGATATAAGCATCCACCTTATTAATAGTTAAACAAGGACGGGATTCAACGGACCGACTGTTCTGGATTTCTACTGGCCATTGGTCGCCACCAGCAAACTTTAAATCATCAAGGGCTTCAGAACGGTTGTTGGTATCGGCATCGGCCGCAAATCGTAAGAATTGTTTAGCATCTTCAATTCGTGGGTCGTATTCGTATTCAACCATTTCTGCCATAATCTAGCCCATCCAACTGGATTGAACATGGGGAACGGTTCTTTTGACCGGCTTCCTTGGTTCGTTAATCATAAGTCCTATATACCGGAACGCATCAGCCCCATTTGAATAATGGTCATGCAATGGTTTCTGGCTAAACTGCCCATTTTCATCAACATCGTACCGGTAATGTCTAAGACATTCTAAACCTTCTTCGCAATTATTTCTATCAAAATAGCATTTGTTGAAGATTGTACGGGCGGCGTTAATAGAATCTATAACCGGAACACGGTCTAATACTTTTGTTTTATGGCCCATTTGCCGTACAATTTCCTCTATGGAACGACCAGTTCCTAGGGATTTTGCTTTGGCATCGTGTGGCAACCATATGGTATCAATCATGTAACCGTAAGATGAAATTTTTGCTAACCAATAACTAATTGTCTGTTGGTTATCTTCTAAATACCGTATTAAGCGTGTTTCTGTTGGGTATAGCTGTACAAACCACACGGCTGTATGGTCATTCCACCCCAAATCAAATACAACGTGAACGCCCTTAGTTCCGTCATACGGAACATTACAAATGCGCCCTTCCAGTTCAGCCATGGTCATTTCTTTGGCAAAGATAGCACCATCAATGGTAGAGCGTGGAATACCTTCCCAGATATTGTTATAAGCTTCAATATCTCGTAATAGCAATGCCTGGCGTTCTAAATCCAATACTTCAGGAAAGTATGGGTTGTCATTCCAATTTAGTTTAGTAACTATGGCGTTGTCGGGCGGATTTAAAACAAACCGTTTATAGGTTTCATCAGTTGGCAATTCAGGGTTAAACGATACCCATATTTCGCTGCCTTCTTTACGGATGGTAGGAATTAATATGTCCCAAGAATGGGCCGTAACGTTATTTGCTTCTTCTACCCAGCAATAATCAATGCCTTCAATAGATTTTAGGCCGTTGATATTGTTTTTAATGCCGGCAAAGATAAACTCCGTGCCATTGATACCCCTGATAGTGGTCTGTGTAATTTCATAATGGGCTTCTAAACCCATAGCATAGATTTGGTCACTTAATAGCTTATGGACAGAATCTTTAATACTGGTTTGAAATTCACGGGCGCATAAGACCCTAATCGTGGATTTGATGCCTTTAATCAATAAAGCACGGGATATTCCCCAAGATTTTGCACCACCACGTCCGCCGTACAAAATTCTATAGCGGGAGTGTTTGGGTTCAAATAAACATTTTAACTTGGCTGGAAACCGTTCTCTAGCAATGGCTTCTTCAATCTGTTGTGACGGTTCCATCAGGTTCCACAAAAGTTATCACCACACCGGTTTTCAGTTCAGAGCCATTGGGTCCTTGGATTTCTTGGATGGCGATTGGTTTGCCATCCAATCTATCCGCTACTTCCTTTACAGCCCATGCTTCACCCGCTTCTGCTTGTTCAAGCACCTTATCAACAATCTTGCCAATCTTTTGGGGGTTCTGCGCCAATGCCCTACGCATAGCATCCAGAAATGGCTTATTCTTGCTGGCGTTGTTGTTGCCAGGCTGTCCACCCTTTGAATTATTCGTTTGTTGGCTCATATTCTTGAATTATAAATACTTTTTGTCGTATTTACGCAACAGATTGTTCAGTTGATGT